CCTAAAAATGTAACATATAAAATTCCTCCTGTTAAACCTCCTAAAAATGTAACATATAAAATTCCTCCTGTTAAACCTCCTAAACCTATACGTAATGGGGGTAAAACGCGAAATATAAAATCCAAATCTAAAAGTAAACGAAAATACAAGAATAAAAGTCAAAAATAAAATATATCAATATTATAAATGACTGAATATTTAACATCATTTGGAGAACATTTACAATTTAAAAAAAATGAAAATGATATTATAATGGGTGGGTTTCCTATTGAAAAATTAATAGAAGAACAATTAGAAAAATATGAATTACTTGGTGGAACAAAAGAAAACGGTGATTTTGGTGTTTCACAATTTAAAAATTTAGCCGTTCCTATTGGATTATTTGTTGAAAAAGATTTAAATGATTTGGTCGGAGGTTGTCACCAACAAAAAAATAATTTAATAGAAGGAGGGACAATATCAGAAGACCATTTTAATAAATTATTTGATATGGTATCTGTTATGAATGTGCGAGGTGGTGTATCAAAGAAATATTCGCGCAAGAATAAAACCAATGTCAATAATAAAACAAAGAAATATCATTAAAATTATGAAATTATAATTATATCTTACTAACAATTATAATTTATTTCACAAAAGAATTACCATTCCAATTTTCAAACCATTTATTGGTATTGAATGAATTTACTTTCAACAATTTATCCGCATTATCTTTCCAATATTTGATTTTCTTTTCTAACGCAAGGTCTTCTTCTGTTTTTGGAAAAACGTAATCTTTATTCGCTTTCATTCTTGCCAAATCATTATCACTGGCTTTTGGTTTTTTACCATAACAGTTTACGCCGAATTTCAGATATGGATTCGCAATATAACCACCGTTTACACCAGGTCTTCCGCAATCATTTTTATGTTTTTTCGTTTTTTGTAATTTATCCCAAGTTGCTTTTTGTGTTGGAAAATAAATCATTTGGTTATCAGACCAACCATAACTACACCATTCAGCACCATCATTGTATGCTGCTTCTATTTGATCATAAGTAGCCAATTTAGCATCATATGAACTACATATAGCTTGGGCATCATCATAAGTATATAAATTGTTTGAGATATTGAATACTTCATTAGGTTGAGTTGGAACTACATTACCTTTGACTTCTACTACAGGTTTTAGGTCTGTTTTTTCCCATCCAAATAAAAACGATAGAATATCCATGACAGGTATTTTCAGGAAATATTTAAAAAAATTAACTATAACAATAACTATGAATAATACCCAAGCAATACCTTCAATAATAGCAATAGCCATTGATTTGGAACCTTCAGTCATTGGAAACCGAAATAAATAAATGACTATATAAAATATTACTATGAACGATACTACTTTCAATATTGAAGAAGGCTCATCTACAAATTCTTGTATTTTAGTAAGAAATATATTTAAAAAATTATCTTTTTGATAATCAGAACTGGAATAATAGGTTGTTATAATTATAATCATTATACATGAAAATATCAAAATATCAATCAATCTTGCCATACCTTTTTCATTACTTGCTGGATTACTAGATTGAAAGAAAAATCCTAAAATGAAATATGCTATAAAATATACTCCTAAAAACCATATAACTAATATAAAATTAGAACTGCTAAAAATATTTTTAAATAAAGAAGTAGTTTCTTCAGATTTATTTATATCAGTATTTTTTTTAAGATCAATATTTCCTTTTGTTGTTGTATTACCAGTTAAATTGGTATTCGGTTCTATTACTTCATTTATATTTATTGTATCCATTATATAAATAATAATATATTATAATTAGTTATTTTTTTTACGATAAAATAAACAATACGCTAAAGGGGTAATTATGTTATTCGGGTCATCCACCAATTCTACACTACTATCATTAAAATGTATCCATTTATTTTCAGCGTGTTTTACGAAAGCAGTATAATGTCCACCCATTACACCTCCCATATGATTACATACCCCATACAAATCATAGTTATAAGATGACGCATTATAACCACGAACATAGTTGGATAAATCTAAATCATTTAATGGAAATTCAATATTATTATTTATTTTTTGTGTACCGTCGGGTGAAAATCGTTTTAATGAAATGACTAATATTTTTGGAAAATTCCAGAATGAAAATTGTTTTTTTATATCTTCTTTACTTCCAGTACTCTCATTAAACCAAGCATTATCTCCTTCTAAAACTTCGGTTTTACAAAACATATTAAAGCAATCGTATAAATTATTAGCTAAAGTATTATTATCTAATACTGGTAAATCTAATATAAAATAATGTTCTGGTTTAATTGCTAATCGTTTACTTCCATCTATGGATATTATTTCAGACATGTATATTCCATAAAATAAATCCATTATTTCCGAGTATTCTTTATTATATATATTTTGTAACATACTATAACATTGTATAGCCATATCGTCGGTAGGGTTTTCACTATTTCCATTAATACGCATATTAATTCCACGTGAATAACTATTATGTATACACTCAATCATAAACAATAAGAACTCCGGCATATCATTTTGTGCCCAGCCAGTAAAAATTTCTCTACCTTTTACGTTAGCAATATCATGAACGTTATTAACAAATTTATTTGGTGAAACAACACCATTTCCACTCCACATTACATTTCGTAAATCATTCCATTCGTTCAATATATTTGTATCTGGTAAATTCGATTTCATAAATCGTTTTTTATTTGTAGAATCTAATATTTCATTTAGTTCATATGTATGGTTTAATACCTGAAGACATGAATTCAAAAAACAAGTATTTCCAAGATTATCAATACCAGTATAACCTTTATTTCTATATTTATTCAAATCCATTTTTTAGTATTTAAATACAAAAGAATATATAATTATCTTTATACTATTTATTATTGATATATGAATAATTCTACTAATGGTTCTGAAGTGGAATCTGTATTTAGTGAAGAAATATTTAATATCGTTAGAGAACTTACCAGAGAAAATCCAAATATAACAACGTATGATACATTTGATGAGTTTATAAATAGTAATAGTCGTGATCAAACCAGATATTCTAATAATACAAATTATGCGAATTATGCCAATACAAATAATAATACAACAAATGCTTACGATATTTCTAATAATTTAATTTTTAATGTACTCAATGAATATAATGTAAATATCCTTGAATATAATATTAATATGCGTGAATATATCATTCGTGAAAATAATATTCTAAACAATTCAACAGAATATAGTAATAATTTTGGTGAATACAATAATAATATTAGCGATTATAATAGTAATATGCGCAGATTTTTAGATTTGATGACAAATATAAATAATAATGCGAATATTGAACGAATACATAATAGAAATATTTTACGAGAAAATAGAAGACATTTTGTTAGACCAAATACAACACATTACAGAGAACGAACTAATAACGCTAACAGACAATCAGGAATTAGAGGATTATATAATTACACACCAAGACAGTTATTATCTTATTTTTGGCCAAATAGAACATTTAATAATGTTGTAGTGCGACCTAGTGAACGACAAATAACAGAGGCTACCCGAAATATAACTTATGATGAAAATGAAGAATATAATAATGTTTCTTGTCCGATTACAATGGAAGATTTTAATAATGGAGAACAAGTATTTCAAATAAAACATTGTGGTCATAATTTTCGTGAAGATGCTTTGCGCAATTGGTTTAGAACAAATGTTCGGTGCCCTGTTTGTAGATATGATATTCGCGATTATACTATATCTGATATTTCTGGTAATATAGTGAATGATTTATCAGGTAATATTGATATGTCAAATAACGAAACATTTACAAATAGAAATAGAAATACACCGAATAATGAAAATATAGATAACTCTGGAAATAGAACAACGTCATCCAATATTCGTTCTAGACGCTTATCTTCTATTGATTTATCAAATGCTGTTAATTTTTCAAATTTTATAGAAAATTATGTAGCAGATAATATTACCCATTATGTAGAAAATATAAACTCCAATTTGGCTGAATTTGATGTTATTTTCCCAATTGTTTATTATACAGATACTTCCGGCAATTATCGTTATGGTAATAGCAATAGTAGTAATAATACTACTACTCAACGATAGGATATAAATTATATTTTTATAAAAATATATAATTTATTCAATAACTACAATTTATTTCTTTGGTTTTTCTTCAGATGGTTTGATATCTAATGGGGTCATACCTTCCATACCAAGTCTATGTGAAAGTTTCCAGACAAATTTTCCTGTAAGGAATGCTAAAACACCAAAAACAACAGCGTGGACGGCAGCAACAGTCATCTTAGAACCATTTTGTGGAAGTCTTAGAAGAATACCAGGTGAAAGAAGGAAGAAAAGGATAGCAAAGTAAACAGCCATAAAAACGTTCATTGTAAACGAGTATATATATAATAATAATATTTTATTATCTAATTCCTAAATTAAAATATTTTACAATAAAAAAATACACAACCAAATCTAAATTATTTTACACCGAACATACTTGTAATCGTTTGTATCTTATTTTTCTCATTATATATTTTACTCAGCATTTTATCAAATAAAATTGCCTTCACTTTACTAGAACAATATTTTTCCTTTTTCTTCATAAAGTCTTCCATATTCGGATATTCTTGATTAATTTTCAAAATATCTTTTTTATACGTTTTTATTTGTGAAACTTTATTTTGTAATTCCCATATTTGTTCTACTGCTAAACCAAATAATTGTTGAATTGGTTTCATCAACTGATTTGTAATATAATGTGAATAGTCTATTTTTAATTTATTTTCAATTATGTATTCAGGCGTTTCTATTTTATCACCCATCAATGCTTTTGGATTATCATTTACAACAAATACAAATTTCATGCGATCCCCTGGCTTTGGCTTATTTCCAGGGTCTCTTTTACCAATACGGTCAGCTAATACTTTATGTCCAATTTGGTTTGGGTTTTTATAATCACTGCGTAATGCTTTTGTAATTGATAATTTATCCATAGATACTTTACCATCAATTAATTCTTGTAATGATTTATCCAAAAATTCTATCGCTTTACCAATATTATTCTCTTTCATCAATATATTTAAAATACCACCATATACATCTTTTAAATAGTCACACGAATCGCGTCGTTTCAATGAAAGTCCCATATATTTCAATTTACCTTTATTCGGGTCTTCTTCATAAAGCATACCAACATAACGTTTTTTAGATAATAATATAAAAGGCATCAATGTTTTTTCATAAGATAATTCCATCGGAGGTTTTAACCATTGTGAACATAATTTAGCTGCGTCTTGTGCGATTTCAATAGTCATTTCTAATGCTGGTTTTCCACGGATTTTTTCTCCAGTTTCTGGATTTTGTAAATTAAATGTAAAGAATACACTATCGGTGTTATGAACAATTAAATTGCCAATACCAGCAGCAAAATGGTGATTATCTGTTGTTAAGTCATAAACAAATCCTTTATATTCTATTTCTTGTATTTTTTTTATATTTATATTATATTTTTTCATCTTGTCAAGCATAATGATAACAGAATTATCTTCTCCTGCTGTAATATTATATTCAAAATGACATTTATTATTTAAATAATTTATATATTTTGCGGCATTTATCATATCTTGACAATGATAAACATAAATAGAATCAGATTTTGAATATGGATTATCAATACAAATATCTTTTAAACAATTATGTAGTAGAGGAGTGCCAATTGTAACATCCTTTGGCGTGACGGGGTTAGCATTTATATCTAATAGTGAATGATCATCTGTTACATCAACCATACCTTGTTCAGTAAAAATTCTCAACATTTTTTTATGAGGAGCCAGTGTATGTCTTATAACACGATGTAATTTTGTCCAACCATTTTCTGACCAACTTTCTATACCATATAATTCACAAAATTCTTTTTCTTGTTTACCTTCTTCAATACATTTTTTCCAATTTCCATTACCATATTTATCCGCCAATTGTTCTATAGTACAAATATCAATTATTTGATTGTGTTTTACATATACTGGTGTATAATTAGCAACACTATCACCGTATATGTACTCAGCGTTACATTTTACAGGACCATGAACAGCGGTTTCATACACTCTATCCCCATAAACTTCTTCAATAATTTTTTTAGCATAAATTATCATCATACGTCCAGTAGCAGTAGTTGAAGCAGCAACATCTTTTTCATAAAATGTAGAAGTCCTTGAACCACATTGACCATACAAAGAATTTGCGGTTACTTTATACCCAAGTTGCCTTTTATCCAATATATTTTGCATAAATGGGTCTTTTTCAGTTTTAATCATTTTACGAGTATCCGAACGGGCTTTTAATAATTCTTCCAATATAGAAGGCATAATACCTTTTCTATTATCTGGAAATTGAGCCCAGCGACAAATCATTTTACCACATTTCGTTTTTTCAGCTCTTGAAGTTGGCGTTTTACGAATATATCTATAAGTATCAAATTCTAAATCAATATATTCATATCCAGGTAAATTATCATATATAAACTTTCCATCTTTATCTTTTTCACCAGTTTCATTGATTTGTTCACCATTTAAATTATATTCTTTCGTCCATACTTTACTATCGTGTGATGAATTTTGACTAATCATAGATGAAGGATATAGTGAAGAATAATCCACACAAGCAACAGGATTATCCATATACATAGAACATTTTGGTGGTAATACAATCGCTCCTTCATAACCATCTCCGCCTTCGGTTTTGGTTAAATCAGGCATCAATGTGTTTTTATCACGGCATTTTTTCGCTACATAACTAGTCAATTTAATACCTTGACCACGAAATACTAAGAAACTAATTGGTACACTACAAATTCTAGACATTTCTACATAACCAGTCATTACATCTATTTTGTTCATCAAATGATGAACGAGGTTACAATCTTGAATACAGTATTTCGCGACAATCGCGCGGTCACTAGAACTACCATTGGCTAATCGGAAAATGTCTTGTGGTGTTACATCATCTTTAGCAGTACCCCATTTGATTGATTTTTTTTGA